AATAAAGTGTGTATCGATAATTATCTTGTACTCTGGCGATAGCTCCTTCCGCGGTGGATTCCTTACCAGAATATTTAAGATCATTATATAAAAACTGCGCAAAAGCACCTTGATCATTTGCTACTCGAGTATTTGGTGTACTATAAAACACTCTATTTGATTGGTCGAGTTCAAAGTTCTGCCAAAGGTCTCCGTAAAGTTGTTTATTAGTATTTTTAATACCAGGATTCATCATTTGAACAGAACGTTTCACATTTTTAGTAATGTCTTCATCGACATCAACGTTAAACGCTGGTGGCGCGGATTTTCGTTCCGGATCGTCGTTAATTTGTGTCAATAAAACATTGCTAAATGGGTTCCTTTTGTTTCCTTCCTTAAATTCATCATTCAATACTGTTTCAAGTGTAACCGGGTTTGTAATACTTTTCGGTTTCTGTTTTAATACACTGAGAGAACTATTGTCACCGAAACCTTCCTTCACCATAGCACTAGTCAACTTTTGTTTTCGCATTTTAAATAGGACAAAAATAACTGCCAATGTTAAAAACCCAATTACTAAAATTCTCTGAGACATTGTTGAAACATATCCTAAAATAGTGATTAAAATAATTAATCGAGTAATTGCGTTTAATTTTTGTTCATAACACATTTCATTAGTAGGCCATAATTCAAAAATATATTCTTTATTAAATAATACGGTTGGGTCATTTGTCCAAAATTGAATTGACATTATTATATATATATAATCTTTTTTTAAAAAGTTTATCAAAAAGTATTACTTAATTTTTATTAATTGTTTTATAATAAAAATTAATATCTGTTAATAGGTTTATTTCTTGCCCTTCTTTTTCTTTTTATCTCCAGTTGTAGGAGTAGGTTTAGCGCCTCGAGGTGTTCTCTCTGCTTTCTCGCCAGCACTAAATATTTTAAGAATCTCTTCTTCTGAAATAGTTGGTTCAGGAGCAACAGGAGTAGCGGTTGTCTCTGCTTTCGCACTTGCTTTGGCGCGCATTCGCTCCTTCATTTGCGCCATCTTCATTCTTTTATTCAATTGCGATCCCATAGCGGCAGTATTTACTTTTCCACCAAGACCACCTAAATTACCCATTCCCATTTTGTTCAACATGGATTGAATATTGCCCATACCTGGCATATCCTTCATTTTATTCATTAGTTCCGACGCTTCAGCAATGAGTTCGCTCTCTTTAATTTCTCCTGATTTAATTCTGGTATCCAATTTGTCTCCAACTGTCTTAACTAAACCCATAAGTTTTGTAGGATTTTTAATTAACTTTTGAAAAACATCTTTGACATCTGTAACATTTTCCATATCCATATTTAAACCCTCTGCGGTCTCCTCGGCAATTTCTTTCGCCAATTTGCCCAATTTGCCATCTAACATGCCCGTAATATGATCCTGAATATCGTTTGCGTTTGGCATACCATCCATATTAAAATTGCCGCCACCATTTTCTCCATCATTACCACTCATATCAAATAACCCTTGCATTTGTGTTAAGGTTTCCTCCAATTTACTTTTAAACTCATCCTGATTAATTGCTTCAAACAATTTGGCGGAATCTCCAAACGCCTCCTTATTATTTAAAGAACTAACAATCGAAAACATTAGTAACTGCAAGTATTTCCAAATAGTGTCGCGTGTGGTTTGCGATAAATCAAATTGCCACAAACTTTTGAAGTGAATGTGTGGCAAAAATTCGGTATCACCTTCGTAATCTGCTTTAAATATATCCTCGTTTTTATATAAAATATCAAAGAATCTGGGTGGTAATTTTTTCTGGCAAAAAGAAAAGACCAATTTGGTACTTGTGATCTCGGACGCTTCTATTGCTTTGTTTCTCTCTTCTTCATTTTCAATATAGTCAAAAGAGGAAGAATCTTTCCACCATTTGCTGATTAATGAACTATATTCGGGGAACGTGGTTTTCAAATCACCAACAAAATCCTTAATAACTTTTGCGAACTCTTCGGGAACTTCTATTTCGGTTGACATATATTATTTATTAATTACTTATATTTAAATTAGTCTTTTAATAAATATATTATTTTTCAAAAAAGTTGCAAAAATCTTTGTCAAAGTGGAAAAAGTTCTTTAAGTTGTTTTGGCGATTTATTATATAAAATGCAATATTTTTCAAATTTCAAAGACTTTTTTGGAAAATCGATTTTTGGACATTTATTTTTGTCCATTTTTGAAAAATGAAAATACTTTTGGAAAATTAAAAACAGTGAAAAATTGAGTTTTTTGCTGAGACCATAAAAAAAATTAGCGTCTCATTCCAAAAAAAAGTTTTTCAAATTTGTGACGATAATTTTTTTTTTCAAAATATTAATTATTTTTAAAATAATTTAGGGGATTTTTATGTTAACTATATATATAAATTATGTTAACAACTTTCCCCAAAAAATCCCCTAAATATTGCTGCGATGGTTGTGAACTCAAAACCAATAACAAAAAAGATTATGAAAAACATTTATTGACAGCAAAACATAAAAATAATTCATCAGTTAACAATTTGTTAACAAAAGTTAACGATTCGTTAACAGAAATATCCCCAAATATTATTTGTGAATATATTTGTAAAAAGTGTAATAAGGAATATAAATCAAGAGTTGGTTTATGGAAACATACCAAAAATTGTGAAAATACAAATAAAAATAGTATTGAAGATTTAAACAATATTGATATAACAGATTCCAATATAATTATACAATTAATAAAACAAAATGACGAATTTAAACACTTATTAATAGAGCAGAGCAAAGCAATGATCGAGCAAAACAAGACCATTATTGAGTTATCCAAAAATAGTTCAATTACTAATAATAATAATAATATTAATTCCCATAATAAGACTTTTAATTTGCAGTTCTTTTTAAATGAAACATGTAAGGATGCTATGAATATAATGGACTTTGTTGATTCAATAAAGTTACAATTATGTGATTTGGAAAATGTCGGAAAATTAGGATTTATAGATGGTATTTCAAAAATAATTGTAAGTAACTTGAATTCACTTGATGAAACAAAGAGACCGGTTCATTGTACTGATTCAAAGAGAGAAGTAATGTATGTAAAGGATCAAGATAAATGGGAAAAGGAAAATGAAAATAATCAAAAAATGAGAAAGGTAATTAAACACGTGACACACAAAAATTCAAAATTATTAAAGGAATATAAAGCAAAATATCCTGGTTGTGAGAAAAGTGATTCAAAGTATTCTAACGCATACGATAAACTCATTATTGAAGCGATGGGAGGCAAAGGTGATAATGATATAGAAAAAGAGGATAAAATCATTCGAAACATTGCAAAAAATGTCACGATTGATAAATATAATTAATTTAATAACATTTTGTTATTATTAAATTAATAAAAATAGTTTACTCGCACATTGCGGATAACTTTGTTAAATTTTGAATATATTTCATAGTTTTCGCCTGATTCTCAGGAGACATTTGTTTAATTGGTTCGCGTAATCTATTAATTGACTCCATAATTTTATCCGAATTTGACGCTGCTGATACATCACTAGCGTAATCCTTATTAATAAAAAACTCAATATTACCTGCTTCAATCTCAGACTTATATTTTCCAACAACATATGCGTTCCAAATTTTAACAATCATTTTTGGATTTGCTTTTCTAACTGCCGAAAGTGCGGTTTTAGTTGCTAAAATATCAGGATCATTAGGAAAAACACTTTGAATATCAGAAACAAACTCCATAAAGTGATCATTAAACGCAGTAAGAATGTTATTACTCATTGTATAAATAAATTATACTTTTATTTTTAAATATATTTTTTAATTATATTTAAAATACATTTTAATAATTCTAAAACTTCATAGGAGGTTTATTTCCAGTAATTTTCTGTAATTCAGAATCTCTCTGTTGTTGTAATTGTTCAATTGTTAAATCGCCTGATATTTTATTTGATCCCTTATAATCATGATCATCTGATGGAGTAGATATTTTATCAGAATAATTCAAATCAACATAGTTATGCATTTGACGCATACCTCCATTACCTTTCGCCTGTAATTCTTCAGCACCCTGATCTAAGAAACTATATGCGTCGGAAACAATATCTCCAAATCCACCGCCGCCAAATGAAAATGCCATTGGTTCCATATTATTTTGAGTCGCCTGTCTCATAGCTACTTCTTGTTTCGGTTTCAAATGATTTAGAATTGACTCGCCGTATAGCACTTGATAATTCTGATTTAATAAAAGTAACGCCGGTACTCGATTTACATTTTCAGGCATAATTATTTTTTGTCCATTTTCTAAAACAATGAACATTTTATTATTGCTATCCTTAACTCTTTTATCAATACAAATGAAATGTATGTCTTTCTGAGGACCTGCTTTTGATAATGTTTGTAAAAGTTTATTCGAATGTTCACAAAATTTACTATAATATAAAATCGAACTCATTTATTCTATAATTAGTTAATCGTATTAAATATTTAACTCATTTTTTTATAATTAAAATTAAAATATTATAAATTTAATTTTTAATTTAATTATAAAAACTGAATAAAAAAATTGATTTAAATTATACAATTTAAATATAAAGTATTATTAGATACTATGAATCCCCATGTTGAACTAAATTCTAGACATAATGATGAAACACTTATGTTTACCTTAAGTGGAGTAAATGTAAGTTTGGCAAATGCTATTAGAAGAACAATTCTATCGGATATACCATTAGTCGTATTCAAAACTACTCCCCATGAACAAAATAAGGCGAATATTATTGCTAATACAAGTCGCCTAAATAATGAGATTATAAAACAACGTTTAAGTTGTATTCCAATTCATATTAAAGATGTTGAAAACTTTCCCTTAAAAAATTATCAATTGGAAGTTAATGTTGAAAATATAACAGATACTACTATGTATGTTACCACAAAGGATTTTGTTATAAATGATTTAGTTACAGGACAACCAATTAGTGAAGCAAAGATTAGAGAAATATTTCCAGCAGATGATTATACTGGTTATTTTATTGATTTTGTAAGGTTAAGACCTAAAATTTCAGAGGAGTTACCAGGCGAGAAGATTCATTTGACTTGTGAATTATCAATTGGTACTGCTAAAGAGGATGGTATGTTTAATGCGGTTTCGACATGTTCATATGGTTTTACGGTAGATAGTGTTGCGCAGGAGGCGACCTTAGAGAAACTTAAACAAACATGGAAGGATGAGGGTAAAAATTCGGAAGATATAACTTTTGAAGCGAAAAATTGGAAATTGTTAGACGGAATGCGTATTACAAAGAAGGACAGTTTTGATTTTATAGTTCAAACAATAGGTGTTTATGATAACGTAGAATTAGTACATAAGGCGTGTGAGATTTTGATTGATAAATTAGAATATCAAGATACATTATTGGAAAAGGATGAATTATCAATTGAGAAGTCGCAAAACACGATGAGTAATTCGTATGATATTATTTTGGAGAATGAAGATTATACAATTGGAAAAGTAATTGAGTATATTATGTATACGAAATTTTACGAAACCAAGACCTTGACATTTTGTGGTTTTAAGAAGATGCATCCTCACGATACTCAAAGTATTATAAGAGTGGCGTACAAAGATCCGGTTGATATGTCGACGATTAAGGGTAATTTAAAGGAGTGTATTGATGATGCGATACAAGTTTTCACAAAGGTTAAGAAAGAGTTCTTGAAGTTGGTTAAGAACTAAAATATAAAGAAGTAAATATCTTATAAAGTTTTATTATAATAATTATACTCATAAAATTAAACGTATAATTATTTTATTTTTTATTTATATTTTATTTTTTAAACATTATTGTCAGCAGTAATAGTATCAATATTGCGCTTTCTCATTTGAAAATTCAAACAATACATCAAAAGTGATGGATGTAAATTATTTACATAGTTAATGACAGTAGTATTTGTTACAAACATTTTTTTCTCCCTTAATTCATCCATAAAAATCTTATGAATGTTAAACATATGAGTTCTATATTGCTCAGAAAATTCCTTTAATGGTTTCTCCTTCTTAATGTAACAAGAGATGTAATTTGCGAACAAAGTGCTAGTAAATAAGTGTACTTGGTCTCTAAATGATGAAAACTCCTTTTTGTTTTCAGGGTAAAACTGTAAGAAGTCGGATACCTTGCCCTCCTTTCTCAAGCATAAATATTGGTACTGTAATTTTGGTTGGTTGCCTCTCAAATTACGCACTTGCTCATACACAGGATTTCTGATTTTCATACGCTCACCAGTAAGATTATTATAAACAACAACACCCATCACACTATATGATGTATTCATTGACGCATATTTTTCAATCAAATCGGTATAAGTGTTCCACTCATAAACCTGTGGAAATTTAATAGCAGCAGGTCCCCAATTATAATTTTTTAAATCTGACATAGGATATGATAATACTGTTATATTACCATCTACAATTCTGATATTATAAAGTGCTACTAAATATAAATTAGATTTTTTAAATGGAACAACAATACGGTTATCAGGATGCTGTAAAACAAAACTGTAGCATAAGTCTTTATTCAATGAATCTAATGCCAAATTAATCTCATTCATCGCTTCTAAAAACATAGTACGGAAGGTTTTTTGATTAGGACCTTTAAAAAAACTGGATGTAGCGCCGACAGTATTTCTAGTGGAGATTTCCCAACCACCTGTTAATCCAATAGAAGGGTCCCAAAAAGCGTTGATCATTGTACCTTCGATAAACTCTTGAGCAATTAAATGCTCAGTCTTCTCAGGATACATCTTAATAAATGTGTCAGATGGTATAGATTTAGGAGGAGCAAAACCAACAACATTATTTACACTATTTAAAATTACAGATCTACATAAACCATATGTAGGAATCATATCTAAACACAAGTATTCTTTCAAATATCGAATGACGGAGTATTTTTGATTATTGGAGGTTCGACACTCAATTGGTTGTAGTTTTAGAATTTTGCTTTCGATAATTGTACCATTTATCAAATTATTGAAATCAGGTAATTCAGATAAGTTAAAGGGTTTAATAACTGGAGGATTCATTATTTATTAAATATAATTAGCGAATTGTCTTTAAACTATAATTTAATTGATTTTTACTTAAGCATAAAAATTTCTATAATAAATATAGAAACAAATGTCTTCAGCAGAAAGTGAAAATATAAGCGAAACTATACTTAAAGAAAAAGAGAAACACGAAATAGAACTACAATTAGGAGATGTAATTAATATATTAAATCCTAAAAATGAAAAACTAAATGACCAAACATTTATTATTGATTATATTGACAGATCAAAGATGTATTTAATAAATGTGGATAGTCTAGAAAAAACACGATTGAAAATATCAGATGATGGTATTATTGGTGATGGAACAATTACCCAAATTGCCATTTTGAGTAGGAGTGATACTCCTAGTTACGCAAGGCAAAACGATTTAACGCCAGGTAAATGGGTAGATATTCATTTTGCCGGAGAATTACCAGTTATAATAACAGGTGAGATTACCAATTTAGAGGAAGATATGATTGAAATAAGAACAGTTGATGGCGACACATTATATATAAATTTTGATTATAAAGGTATTCCAGAGGATTTACCGATTAAGATTATAGAAATTAGAGAGAAACCACAAGAACCAAAAAAGGTAGAAGTATCAGAAGAGGGAGAAATAGAACCCATTGAAGATTTAGAAAAAGAACGTGTTATGGTTCCAACAGAAAACATACAATACACAGTCCCGGTTAAAAATGTAAAGGATCAGTTGAGAGAGTTTATTTTACGCGCAGATCAGATTACATTTGGTGATGAAGAATTGGGACCAATTGTTCAATTTGTAGATGTAAAGAGTAGCGCTCAAAGATACAGTATTGAAGTCCAGTTGAGCGATTTATTGGATGAGTTATTATCTACGATTCCAAACGCACAAAGGACGCCTCGTGTTTTAAATAGTATTCATATAACAATTGAAAGGTTTAAGCAACTAAGAGAGAAATTTTCTACATTTGATCAATATGGTCTTGTAGAATCGGCGTTAGTAAATGAATCTACGTATAAACCATTAACACAATATTTTAAAAATTTTAAACAAAATTTGTTATGGTTGTTGCCCGTTGTTAAAAATATTAAAAAGATATATACAAATGAAGTTGCTGATGAAGATGAAAACAGCGATTTAATTTATCTTGATATTAATGAAGATGTAGATAAAATAAAAGCGTTAATTGATAATTATAGATCAAATGATTTGCCAATTGATCAAAATAAATATTCACTCTTATACGGTGAATTAAACTCATATTTTACACCATTTAATTTGATCAATGAGGAATCAACAAGTGATTTACTAACAGAGAGAAATGTAGACGCTGATTTGAACGTTATTATAGATAATTTAGAAGACATGTATTCCTCCGTTTTTACAAATAACAATGTTAGATCTAGACGTTTTGTTATACAAAAATACAACATGGGTTTAACAAGACTTGAAACATTAGATGCGACAGGCAGTCGTATACTGACAACGCGAGTTAAGATGACAAATCCAGATACAATGTCTATCCGATCTTTTATAACATTACCAGAATCGGTTATAAGGTTTTCAAAAATAAATCTTCCAGGTACAACAATATTAGATAGAGCAAATCTAAATCAGATATTTGTAGATTATTGGCAATTATTGAAGAAGAAGACGACTGTTAATAATGTGATTATTGAGAATTTAGATGGAGAGATTGAATTTAATGAAAATAATTTTGTTAATAGTATTAAAAATTATGTATTAAATCTTGCTCCTGAAGACAGAAAGGAATTAACAAATGAGCAAATTTATATGCAGTTTGTTAAGACAATTATTCCTAAGACCAAGATACTTTTTGATTTAATGAAAAAATATATAACGGGTAAATTATCGATAGTAGACGTAGTATCATACTTGGAACCGTTTTTAGTATATACTGATGATTTGACTTATATGCAATATAAAGAAATCACTAAATTCATAGATGAGAAAATATCAGAGTTTAATAAAAATTATGTTGAGCGTTCGCGTTTATTTCAATCTTTAAGGAAATTTACAAAAAGTAATGTAATTTTTACAAACGCTTTTTCAGTAATATCAATAATAGAAAAAAATCAAAATTTGCGAAGTGATGTTTTTGACGCTTACGATATAATAATTGAGGGAGACAAGTTAAGATACGAATATTCGGATTATACAAACTCTGAATTATTGAGAAAAATAATGTTGAAAGATTGTAGTAGATTATATACAACAGCAATTGCATTGGAGAGTGCGCCTTTAATGTTTCCTAGTGAATACACTGCATTATTTGAAACTGAAAAGGAGAAGATTAATAAAAAATATGATAATGAACAAAAAAATGATAGTTGTGGACCAATAATAATAGCAAAACAATACATATCTCTTGATGAACTTCAAGAAGATAATGATAAACATATTTATTTTGATAAGAAATATGATAAAACAAATTATAGTTTATTAGATAATTATGAAAAGGAAATAATTCGTATGGAACCTGAAGACTTAAAATTACATATAACAAATGATTTAAAAAAGAAATTAAATTTAAGTGAAAAAGATGCGGACTATTTATCCAATACTTTATTGGATGGTCACAAAAAGGTTATGGATGGTCAATACGCTATTTTATATAAAAAGGATGTAATTCCAGACTATTATGTTCGCAAAGAAAACAAATGGGTATTAGATAATGAAATAGCGGAAAATATAAATATAAATACTACAGATTCGAGTATTCTTTGTGATTTACAAGAGAAATGTATAAATGTTACAAATAATAATAATGATGAGGATAAATGTATAAGTTTAGAAGTAGATGAACTCGGTATTCAAAATAAATTATTAAAGGATGTTTTAAATGAATTTGACGAGAAATATAGAGTGTCAAAAGATGAGTTTGAAGGAGTTATACAAGAAAAATTTCAATATTATATGTCTATTATAGGTGTATTAACTAGTATTGAAAATAATAATTTATTAAAGTATAATAATCAGAAATATAAGTTAGGCGCCAATATTGATGATGATGCGCCGATTAGACCAGTTTCACCATACGCTAGTTTATTAAGTCTTATATTGTCACAAAGTGATTTTACAAAAAAACAAATTGACATTATTCGTTTTGTGAATGCGTATGCTAGAGATCCACAAACAGAAAGTTTTGGTCCGTTAAATGTTAAAGAAAACGAACATTGGTGTTATTGTAAAAAATCCAATGTGCCTTTAATCCCAATGTTCAAGTATGATTTGGCAGGTTATTTTATTACTAGACCGGATGAATATCAAGATTTTGTTGACTCCTTAATTAGTCGCATTGGTAAATTAAGTGATGATGGTGATTGGTGGGTTGATGAAAATAGTGGTTGGCAAATTGTGAAAATAGATGATGATATAGATGAAGGATATGAAGACGGTTTTAAGGTATCATCACGAGGTATATTAGAAGATGAAGCGGGAAACAAGATTTTTTCATCTAAAACCAAAAATATTGTATATGACACATATGAAAACAAAACAATATCCAATATAGTGAATGCTTTATCTATTGCGATGGGTATTAATATTGAATACCAAAAAGAATTCATTATCAATTGTGTTTTATCAGCGTTAAGTAGTACAATGGAATCAGAAGAAGATTACAAGCAAAAAATTAAGGAAATGGCTGAAAAGGGTAAAAAGATTCCATCATATGAGGATTTCTATAATACAGGTATTTTATATTACACATTAGGTATGTTTTTAATTGCGGTTCAAACATCGATACCATCTGTGAAAACAAGAAAGACTCATCCTGGTTGTGTGAGATCATTTAGTGGTCATCCATTTGAATTAGATGGTAATTTAAGTAGTCTTGAATATTTAGCATGTGTCGCTTATGATATTCGCGAATCAGGAAAACCGTGGAATGTGTTGAAGGGTAAGAAGACAGACTTTATAGTGAACAAAATTAAGGGAGCAATTGACAATGTTTTAATACCAATGGTACCGGATGTGGAGAGAAAATTCGATGAGAAAATGGATTACATTTTGGCAGGTAATGTGGAGAAAATATCAGAAGATCATGATATTACAAATTGGACGCAATTTTTGCCACCATTAGTACCTTTTAAAATTAAACGTCTTGTAAACATTTCTGATGAGTTTAAGAGAGCGTTAATGAGTGATTTGAAATCAGGATCAGAGAACCAAAGAGAGAAATTGTTAGTCGTTGATTCAAAAATAATTCAGTTTTCACTTGCGATTCAAGAGAAAATACAAGAATTGGTTAAAAGGAAGCATTTGTTATTAGCGAATGCAAATAATGAACCATATCTCGAAAATTCGTGTTGTGAAAGTAAGGAAGGTGAAAGCACTATTACATATTTTACTAATCAAGATCCTGCTATAATGGAATATAATGAGATTGTCCAAAGGTTGTCAAACATTATTCAAGATGTGACAAATTATTCAAAAAGTGGAATGTTATACAGTATAGTAAATACAAAAAATAAGTATCCTCCAATTAGTCAAAATTTCGATGAAAAAACAATTTATTTATCATTTATTTATTTTTGTAAATTCAGATCATTAATACCAATCCCCGATAAATTAATACCTTTATGTACTGATAAACCTGATTTAAGTTTAGTAAGTGGTAATTTAAGTTTAGAGAAGATAATACAAAATTTGAAGGAGGCAGGGCGAAGATTTGATAATGAAGCGTTTTTAAGGTTGTTACAGTTAATTGGTCGTAATAATATTATACAAATGGATTTTGATAGACCTCATGTCTCATCAATAACAAAATTACTGGCTGTAGTTGAAACAATACATGACGAGAATGATGAGGTTGTAGAGGGTTCACTTCGTAAATTAATTACAGACGCATTAGATACTTTTGATATAGCGTCGAGCGAAACGTCTCGTGAAATTAAGAATCTCAATGATTATTTAATAAGAAATAATGAAGAGATGATAGAAGACATAAAGGATTTTATAGATAAACATAAAGGTACTGACATTACTAAAAGTTCATTTAATAAGTTTACGAAAATAATTGATCAAATGTCGAAATGGAGTTGTGAAGGTTCAATAAGAAACGCTGATATTAAAATATCGGATGATTGTTTGTATACTACTGTTAATTTTTATAAATCGTTTATAGCAAACTTTGTGACTATTTTTCCAAATATGATTTTGAATAAGGTTGACTATGAAAATGTGACAATGCCCGCTTACTTGGGTCTCTCTAAACCACATTCGAATAAAATTAAAAAGCATATTAGTGATTATTATAAGAAATTAAAAACATTTTATGGTGTCCCTAGTATTTATAACATTTTAGAAAAAATACAAAAATCATCAAATAATTTAATGAAGTTGTCAAAGGAAACACCTTGTTTTACTAGTATCAAATATGGTGAGAAGATTATGAAACCAGTATTTGATGAGAGAACAAGTAGATTTTTATTTGAATACTATTTATTAAGAGTAATTATAAATTATATAGATTTAACAGATGATGAAGATATGATTGTTAATGAAGTTACAAAGAAGTCTAGTGTAGAGGATGTATTTACTGTTGAGTATTTAGAGGATCAAGAGACTAGAGTAGATTTTGATGTAACTGCGCATGCGAAGAGAGATACTCAAATATTAAGTGGAAATAAAAAGGGGTTAAAACAAAAAATAGCGCAATTATTAGTGACATTCTTTGAAATTTTTGATAATCAAAAAGATGTTATTGATATTTCATACGAAGAAATACTTGATAGGGTTTTTAAATTGAGGGAAGGAGAGAAAGATATGGTTACAGACAGACTCAAAAATCTTACAGATGAAGAAAGAGATGCGGACACTATTTTAAAAATTAATAAATTAGGTGTTTGGAGTAAGGGTTTGCAAAAGGGTCTTACAACATATGTAAAAGAGACGTATGATGAAGAGCGCGATTTTAGAGATGAGATGGATAAAATAGAGAAGAAACTTCGCAGTAAAAATAGGAATATTGGTGATGGTGACTTAGATCAAATGATAGATGATTATATTGAAGAACGAGATGTTGTAAATGATATTGAGAGAGAAGAATACGATATGACAAATATGGGAACAGATTATATGGACGGAAATGATTATTATGAAGTTACTGAAGCAGGAGAAGAAATTGATTGGAGTGATGATTAATTAATTTAGAAAAAGAAAACAAAAAATCAAATAAATCAAAAATCAAAGAAAATAATTTAGATTTAACGCCATTTTTTTAAAGATTGATATATATAAGTATGAACCGAAACTATATAAGAGAAAACGCACCATTATTTGCCATAGTTTTATTTTTGTTTATGTTTGTCTCAATTCAAATGATGAAACCAGCGTGTTTATATAATAAAGATGGAAGCATTCGCGAATTTGGTGTTGGATATAGAAATAAGACGATTATGCCAATCTGGTTGCTATCCTTGATTTTAGGAATATTAAGTTATTTGGTTGTAATGTATTATATCGCTAGTCCAAGGTTATTTTAAAATGTTTTCTATAAAATATTTATTATTTGTAATTATAATAAATGTTTTTCTATTTATAATAAGTATTAAATTAATTTGTTATTGTGTATGTAGTGCTAGTTGCCGTTGCCGCTGCTTGTTGCGCTGCTTCTTGTTGTTTTTGGTATTGGGCGTAATTTGCTTCCATAGTTTTTGGATTGCTAGCACAACCGCGTGTTGTTATTTTAAGTTGTACTATGGATGTTAGTAAAATACCAGTATAAATATACCATAACGCCTCTCCTATAGTATCTCGTGTAACAACAATATCAAACAATTGTTTTTTAATCTGTTGCGCCTCATTTGATACTTCATTACCATTTTTTGATTGATATATTTCTTTCTTTAATGGATTTAACAATTGCCAATAATTCTCAAAATTACTGGGAACCATTTGATTAATTAATATAGATGTATTGCCGCAAATTTTAAGAATTAAATCTGCTGCTTTTTGCATTTCTTCCTTTGAACCGCCACCTACAAGGGTGCCTTCGGCAGGTGTAGTAGAAACAGGTTGTACATTTGTATTATTATTCGCGCTATTATTTAAAGCGTTCTCGACACCTTGATTCGCCAATAATTTCACCAATAAATCATTTGCTTGAGATGATACATAAAAATAACCAATTACATCTGAAAAAGCGCTTTTAAAACCAGGATATATAACTAAAACAATTATAACGACGCCAAAGATTAACATCCATGGTATAAATGTAAACGCACCGGAAGCGCCCATATTTTCACTAATACTGCCACCACACGTAGTGGTTATTATAGAAGCGTTTACCATAAACTGAACCATCATCACTAACAATAAATAAATACCTAAATACAAATAATTGCTGCTGATAAAAGTAGTATATTTTGTTTGATCAGATACGATATCATATGTCAATGTGGGTCTAAGTGCCATATAATAAAATAAAGTAGTCAATAAAAATGTAACAATATTTAAATAAGAACTAGCCATATAGATAATATGTATAAATTAATTTATAAATTTAACTATAATTATTATGGATAACAATATTTTTAACCAGGATTTTGGATTTTCTAAACCAATACTTACTGAACCAGGAGTAAAATATTTTTTGGATCAATCTCTTAAACAATGTCATATTGTTAAGAATAAATTTCATAATACTGTAGTTAATATAGGATTATTAATCGCATTTTTATTAGTTTTAGGATTAATACTTTTATACAAATATAAAGGTAGATTGACAGATGTAGAAAAAGAGAAAAAAAATAAAGAAAAACAACAATATATTTTATCCAAAATTAAAAATTTACAAGAAGCGAAAAGGAAAGCACATCAGGAACTGATAACTGGGTTGCCAAATTGGGAAAATGATTATGACAATATTAATAAAGGAAAACTTTATTAAAAAATAATAAATAATAAATTAATGAATAAAAATAGAATAAAAATAGAATAATTATATATAATAATGATTGAAGATGAATCTCTTAAAAATAATAATAATGAGTCTGTTGAAAACAACATTAATGAATATTATAGATTAAAAAGTAAATATGATAATGATAATGATAAAAACAAGAAAAAAATAATAAACAATAAAATGCTTAGTATCAAGGAGAAAAAGGCGGAATTTAAACAATTGAAACCTAAATGTGTTAATTGTGGAAAACCGGGTGGTACTACATTTGCTTCAGTTGTAAATAATGACAGTATGGGTGGAAAATTTAGAGAACTGCGCGCTTTTTGTAAAGCAGTTGAACCTTGTGGATTAAATATAAATATAGCAGTTGGTAATTTTGAGAACATTAATGACATATTGAAAATGATTGATGATGAAATTCATATAGCAAAAAATGAAATAATAAGTGATAAAAATAAGTTGTTATTTGGGTTAATTACAACTGAACAGACTTTAGAAAATTTTGATATACAAAAGGCTACTATAAAGGATTATACTGGCTTATTGGAAAAATATCTTGAAATTTATATTAAAATTACGGATGATCCAGAAACAAAGGAAAAGGTAAATGAGGAATTAGAAAAATCATATATACTTATACAACAAATCAAAACATCTATGAAGAGTTTTGATGAATCAAATGATATACAATTTGTGAGATCAGTAAGTAATATATATATAAATGAATTAAAACCAATATTGAAACAAATTATGCGATTAAAATATAAACAAAATATGGTAATATTTGACGAAAGTGATAATACATATCATTTAATTCAAAAGAGTTACTCTATAAAGGATTTGGAAATGAATAGTGACAAATACGAAACAGTTGTTTTTGATACAAGTATCCAACCTGCGGCACGTTCAGTACGCGATGATCTTAAAAAACGCCGTTTGATTATTGATTCAACATCTGAGTCAGCGTCAGAAGAATCAGAATCTACAAGTGATATTATTGGTAAACCAACAATTAATGAAGAGATGGGAACTGTTACTTGGTCGAATAAGAACTATCAGAGTTTATGGAATAAAATGAACGATGAATTGAAAACTGCTTTATTATCTGATACAGAATGGTTACAAGAGTTTATGGATAATTGTGTTAAAGCGAGACTTCAAGGTAAATCTTGTGAGTTTAAAAATCCCAGTAATTTAATTATTCCCCCACAATTGATAGAAGATGGAATGTATGATTTTGGTAACCAAGTTTATAATGATATATTTAATAAATTTGACGAATCATATAAAAATACTTTATTAACACTATTTTCAGAAAATGAGGAAGATGGTAGCAAAAATTACAGCATGTTGGAAAACACATTAGCAGATATAGTTAAGAAGCAATTAAAATTTGAGAGAGGTAATTTCTAAGAATATATTTTACACCTTTGGACATTTAAAATGCCGTAAAAATAAGCATTAAGATATACATAATAATTCATATATAAAATTATTTGTAAAAGCAGAACCTCCAAAACGTGGATTTATTTCAAAAATATATATATTATTATTATATTCATTGATTTTAAAGTTTATACACATACCTCCTGAATAATTTAAATTGTGTATTATATTTTTAAATATATCAATTGATATATTTTCAACATTTTCAAAATTTTCTGGGAAATTTGTTTTTTTAATATTATATTTATTATATTTAAAGCGTATAATTTTCCAGTTTATAATAATACCATCTATACATAAAAAATATCCTCCATACTCATATTCATATGTAATATATTTTTGAATATTGTTATAATCATTATTTAACTTTACTAAATCATCATTATTCATAATTATTTTCATATTTAAACCATTTGTCGAATATATTGGTTTGCTAATAGCAGGAAATTCGACATCTTTTAGTTTTATATTGTTTAAATAATATACATCTGGAATACAAGTAATATATTTTTTTAACATATATTCGGTAAAACTATTTTTATTGTTCAACAAGTTAAATACTTCTTCAGTTGGATATAATATTTTAATATTAATATTTAATTTTTTTATATTGTTTTGTATTAAATTATTATCTGTATTTGACAAAGGAAGTATATATGATATATTTTTTGTAATTAATATATTTTCTAAAACGCTTAAATCATTAAAATTACAAATTATTATATTTTGTTTATCTTTTAATTTATTTAATGATAATGTCCAATCAGATGAATACGCATTAGTTCCAATTAATATATTTTTGAATTCTGTCATATATTATTAAAAGAAAAACGGCGTTTTAAATGTCTAAAGGTTTAATATAATAAATAAAAGTATAAAAACGTAGTGTAATAAAAAATATATAATGGATAAATTTCCCAAAGATATTGTAAATCTAATATTAGAATATTATGGAAGAATTAAATATAGAAAGGGGAAATATATAAATTGTATATCTAAAAATGATTATAGATATAATATGTTATCCCAATTAAAAATACCAACTCCTGTAGAATATACTATGAAGTATGATTGTACTCATAAAGAACATTTTGAATATTCTATAAGATTTAATGAACAGTATATGTTAAGTGTATGGAATGTAATATATAATCCACCAGATAAAATAAAATATTTTTTGTATAAGGATTCCCATACATTTTATGAATGGATTAGGACATAATTTATTTTATAAATATTTATAAAATATATATAAAATATATAATGATATTAAATTATATTTCGTTACCAGTATTTCTAGTAAGTTTCGCTATTGGTATATTTTTTATTTACATTTTAGGTCCTGAAATGAAAAATATATATATATACCCTAGTCCTGAAAATGTTGACAAGGTTTTATTTAAGGATAAAGCAGACAATTGTTTTTATTTTGATCAAGAAGAAGTAAAATGTCCAACAGATGAATCACTAATTTCTTCTATACCTATACAAAGTTAAAATATTTAGCAATTATTTTAGTAATTATAAAAGTAATATAAATATATATGGGAATATATCTTGGAAAATTTGTTCATACAGAAACGGGTAAAATCATAATGTCTGTTTTGTTGGGTTTTGGTTTGGCGTCTCTCTTTAGAACTGTTTGCAAAGACAAAGATTGTTTGATTTTTCATGCGCCACCTTTAGATAATATTAAAGACAAAATATACAAAACTGGCGATAAATGTTATAAATATAATCCTCTAGCAACAAAATGTGATACAAATGCCAAAACTGTGACATTTGAATAAGTTTACAAAAATAGGTTTGCGTAATTATTATAATCAATCATTCTTTATAATAATTATGAGCGGCGATTCTACAAGTATTTTAGATTTACCTACCGATCCGGTTGGAGGAGGGAATATTACACTTAATGCTTCTGAAAATGTAGTACAAAAACAAATGCAGCAACCACAAGTACAACCACAACAACAAATGCCTAATCAAGGGCAAACCCCTAATTTTAGTCTAGATCAAACCACTATTAGTCAAATTGTGAGTGGACTTCAACAAGCAGCAACTGCTGGCGCTACACAGTTGCCATCTCGAGACATTCCTATGAACACATCTGGACACAGTAATGACGCACAAATCCAACCTAATTATGTGCCAATGCATGAAAGACAAACCGATTATATTAAGGATTATGAACAAACATCTGATATGATTGATAGTTATAATAGAAATGTGAATCGTAGTAATTCGCTAGATGACATGTATAATGAAATACAAACACCTGTGTTACTTGCTGTACTATATTTCTTATTTCAGTTACCATTTTTCAGACGATTTTTATTTAGTTATTTTCCAGTTTTATTTTCAAATGACGGTAATTTCAACATAAATGGTTTCCTTTTTTCAAGTGCTTTATTTGGTATGCTATTTTATTTTCTGAATAAAGTCTCAACTCATTTTGGTGCGTTTTAAAACGTTAGTAACTGATAAAACGTTAGTAACTGATAAAACGTTAGTAACTGATAAAACGTTAGTAACTGATAAAACGTTAGTAACTGAGAAAATATAAAATAATAACATTTAAAGATTTCTATATAATTATAACAATTAAAATAATTATATGGAAGATATACGAACAAATTATTTAAATATAATCAAAGTGAATATTATTAGTTTTTTTAAAACAGATAATATGATTATAGACTCTATTTTATCTGTTGTTGCTATGACCGTAATAGGTTATATTATGAATTATATTTATGACAATCGTATTGATAAATTCATATTCAATATATCACTTCAAAGTATAAAAAATATTTTTTATAAAAAAAATACAATTATTTTAGAAGGCAAAAAGAGTTCTACAACATCAGCATATTCACACACATTAACTACAACATCTTCATATAGTGCTCGCTTTAAAGCAATGTGGAATTATATTATAAATAATATTGAAAAAAATAAGACGATTTATCAAATAAAAGAAACATCGAGTAATTATGATTCCGCTGCCAAGTATAGAGAAGATAAAAAACACGAAGATATTTTTATAGTTTTTCAAAATAAGCATTTTTTAATTGATGATGACATTTATGTTCATTCTGAAATTGAAAAAGATGAGGGGAATCAAAAAGAGGAGAAAATTATTACAAAAACTGATACCATTACTTTAAAAATTTATTCGTATAAACATTCACTTGATTATTTAAAAAAATATATTGATAATATTACTAGTCAGCATCTTTCATCTATAAAAGATAGACGTACAAACAAAAAATTTATTTATGTTTTAGATAAAGTTAAAATAGATGATGAAGATACTAAATATGCGTCTTGGAGCGAATATATATTTGAAAGCAACAGAACATTTAAAAATATTTTTTTTGATGGTAAGCAAGATATCATTAACAAAATAGATTATTTTATAAAAAGAAAAGATTGGTATTATGAAAAAGGGATTCCTTATTCGCTTGGTATTGGATTGCACGGACCACCAGGTACTGGAAAAACGTCATTGATTAAAGCAATTGCAAATCATACAGGAAGACATATTGTTGTTATACCATTGAAAATAATTAAGACCAAACAACAATTAGAATATTATTTTTTCGAAGACACTTATAATTATGATAATGAAAAAAGGGATATATCATTTGATAAGAAAATTATTGTATTTGAGGATATTGATTGTATTGGAGATATTATTTTAGAAAGAAAAAACCAGGTCAAAAAAAGTACAAACAATGTAAGTAGTACAAATTTACAAGGTCTAATTAAAACTGAAAACGACACAGTAAAGGTAAGTGATGTTTTACAAACAATTTGCGATATTAATGGTACTATGACTGGTGGCGCTATAAGCGGTGTTGAGCAACCGATAACACTTGATGATATTTTAAATTTGTGGGACGGTATTCGTGAAACACCTGGAAGAATGTTAATTATTACTTCAAATCAGTATGAAAAATTGGATTCGGCGTTGACAAGACCTGGCAGAATAGATATTACACATAAATTGGATAACGCTAGTCGCAATACTATATCAGAGATTTACAATCATTTGTTTGAAAAAACTATTGACCCAAGTATTCTAGAAAAAATTAACGAATATTTTTATTCACCTGCGGAACTAATCAATATTTATGTGACACATAAAGAAGAAGAGAAATTTATCGAAAGACTTTTACAAAATAAAAAATTAAATATTATTTAAAATATCTTGTAAATTGTAAAAATACGTTATAAAACAAAAATATAAAATACCATATTTTATTACATATAAACATAATGATAAATGAATATGTAATAAAATTAATTGATAATTTACCAGATGATTTAAAGAATTCGAAAACACCATTAAGAATCGATTTAGTTTTAGATGGCGGTATTTTTAATGGTAGTTATTTGGTAGGTGCATTATACTTTTTAAAAGAAATGGAAAAACGTAATTTTATTGTAATTGAAAGAATATCTGGTTGTAGTATTGGATCAGTTGTAGCATTTCTTTATTTTATTGATGCTTTGGATACAATGCCACAATTATATGATATTGTTAAAAATGAATTTAAATCAAAATATAAATTACCTACAATAAAAGAACTAAAAAAACATTTAAAGGAGAAAATTCCTGATAAAATTTGTGAAAAGGTCAATGGAAAATTGTATATTTGTTATAATAATATAAAAAAGGGGAAAAAAACAGTAAAGACGCAATATAAGGATATTGATGAAATTATGAATACAATTATAAAATCGTGTTTCATTCCTTATTTAATTGATGGAGAAATGCTTTATGAACAAGCGTATATAGACGGAATAAATCCATATATTTTTACAGTGGAACCCAATAAAAAAATATTATACCTGGATCTTTTTGGTTATGATAAAATTGGAAATTTATTAAATGTTAAAAATGAGAAGACTAATTATCATCGGATTCTCTCTGGACTATTAGATATACATAATTTTTATATTAAACAATCAAATACACAAATGTGTAGTTATGTAAATGATTGGTCGTTTTCTAATATAGGATTTAATTATATTAAAATAATAATTGAAAAACTAAGTATTTATTTGACATATTTTTTAATATATGTTAAAACTCAATTACCTATAGGATTTGAAACAACCATGTTATATAAAATATTATCAAAAATAACACACGAAATTTTTATCATAATACTGGAAACGTACTGTTTATAATAGAGAAGAATGTATTAAATTATTTAATATAAATCCTTTTTGTTTTTTCTGGTCTTTTTTCCATAAAAATCAAAAAACGACTTCTTAGTTTTTTTACTTTTTTTAGGTTTTGTCTTTTTTTCTCTCTTTACTTCCTTTTCTAAAGGAGTTTTTCCCTGATCAGGTTTATAATTTAAAAACCATTCATCCAATTGAGCTTTATTTTTGCTTTGTTTTAATTCTTTATATTTCGCCGCCTTTTCAGCGCGCATTTCCTCAACAGATTCTTGGTGTCCATAACAAATTATACTAAATCTTTGTAACAATCCTTTTTGTTCTAATCGGTTTTTTTGTTGCACTTCAAATAAAAATTTGGACATACATAATATTCTCTCTGAAAACTCATTATAATAAGGTCTTTCAACATACAAAAATGCCAAATAAAAACTTAACATAGTATCTATTGTTGCTACCTTTACCTTTTGTCCCTTCAAAAAAAGCACATTATAACTATGACACGCAATTGGTTTGTATATAAAAGCAACAGTATCTTTGCCAACTTTTACTTCATAGTGTTCAGGGACAATTTCACCTGCTGGATCATGTTTTATAATCTTACAATTTGTTATACCAATATCCTTTAATCTTTCTTTTACAATTTGCGCTGTTGTCTCAGGTTCATGTGAAAGCACATCAAAATCAGCAATTTTTTGTAAACGTCTTTGTAAATGTCTTGGCATATATTGAGAATAGAGAGAAATCGCAAACCCACCAAAAAAAACAACCCCTTGGTTTATAAATGTGTTTTTAACATTTTCGTAAATTACATCTTCATTTTCTTTATCAGACATTCTTCTTTGAAATTCAACTTCATTACAATTTATAGTGGTTAAGGGATAATTTTTATTAAGAAGACTCAAACGTTTGAGAACTTTTTCCCATCGACTTATATCTCCGGCAGGACGCGACAATTCTAAATACATTGACATTCTCAAAAAATTTGGTGACGCATATAAAATACCCGCTACTCTAATAGAATCTTTTTTCAAAGCCATAAATATTTCTTTTGGGATTTGTGTAATATCGGCAACAGGTATAAAATTGACGTAAACTTTGTAAGTACCGTGATGCTGACCTGCTTTCGCCTCAACCTCAGTGAATCCCTTTTTATAATAAATATCCGCAAGTTTTTTCGCATTTTCTAAAGCGTTGTAAGAGAAAAAGTCATAGTCTGGTATTTCTACATCTTTATTATAAAACTTGTCTTCTTCGGGTAAAATATTATTAATCGCAGTTCCACCATAACATATTAAATCCTCCGTTTTAAGAAAATCCTCAACAACATTTATTATTTTTTGAACATCTTCAGAGTTGACAATTCTTTTACCCATTTTTTCCTCTGCTTTATCTACAGCCATACGTAAAATTGCCATTTCACAATCACTAAAATTTAAATCTTTACATATTTTTTGCTTCATATATTAAAAGAATAAAATATATTATATGAATATTTATTATAATATATATTTAAAATTAGTAAATTAATAATTTGTATGGAAAATATAAAAGAAACAAATAAGAAATTATTATCCCAGTTTAAAGGAGTTTATATTAAACGAATTACACGGGATTGTGAATCATTATATGAAATTTACCCTAATTTAGTCTTATCAAATAATTCTAATAAAATAGAAATGATAATTACTGAAGGAAAAGAGAGATTTGGGTTTATTTTTAACGAATCATATCCTTTTACTCCTCCAAAAATATATTATAATGGTGAATCATACATGGAATTATTAAGAATAAATGATAAAGGTGAAAGAAATATACTTCGTAAATATCGAAATAAAGAGTGTTTATGTTGTGATTCTTATGATTGTTACGATAATTGGAAACCGTTACTAACTCTAAAAATTATTATTGATGAAATCAAGGAAAATGTACAATTAAAAAAAACACTTGTACATATTTTATTAGCAGATAAAATAAAAAAAAAATATTTAATTGATGATATTGACATCAACTCATATTTAATTTAAATTAATGTAATGTTTTTATGTATTGAAACTATAATAATCGCTACTAACAGTACGTGTAGCGTAACTATAATTGGGATTTTGGGGTGTAGGATCCGGAATTGTCACTGGAACATAACGGAGCGCCTGCGGTTTCAAAACAAACGCATAACTTGCTATATCAAAGAAAGACGCATTTTCTTCAAGATAATTATCTACATATTGATAACGCATCGCTACCATTTGGCATCCATATGTTCTACATAAAAGACCACTAGGGTTTGAAGGATTTGATCCGTTATCAGGAAAAACGATTGTCATATTTTTCATGTTATATGATGTCAGTTCATTTATATCCGGATTATTTTTCACATCATAATAATTGTATGCTCTCATAAAAATCGAATTGCTTGTTAAATTAACATACTCTAAAAACTCTTTATTTTCTAAAAATGCATTATTGATTTTATCTACGATTAGAATTATTTTTTGTTGAAATTTTAATAATGGGGTTATTCCTAAATTAGTGCCGTTACTTTCAAAACTATAATCCTTTCCGAGCATTACAGAATCGTATGACTTAAAAATAGCGGCCATCTTTGAGTATATCTTTTGATTATTACTTTTAATACGTAAATGAATTATAATTGGGTCAGTTGGATTCGGACATGTGCCTCCAGAAAAAGCGTAACTATTTATTATTTTCATTACATCAGCGAAACTAACAGAATTGAATGTTTCTTTAACATAGTAACTGTCTTGCGTGCTTGTCGCTACAACGGGTTTATCATCAACTGAATATATTTCAAAGTCTAAACATCTAACACCTTGTTTTATGACTGCTTTTAAATTGCAAACATCGACAAAATCGTTTTTGTAAGAACCACCTGAACAAGCGTTATATGCTGTTTTAATATAATAATCGTATAAACAACCAGAACAATCTGGATCGTTTCCTGAAATAGGTCTTATATTACCATCAACAGAAGGGTATAAAGTATTCATATAATCACATTCTGAACTTTCTAGTTTAGTCAATTTAATAATATAAACAATCATAAATATCAAAAGGATGAAAATAAATGTGGCGATCATATATATGACAAATGATTGGTCCATATTTTTTATTTTGCTTAAATAATCGGTAGAATTTGTTGATGACATTAATCTAATATATTAATGCTATTTTTAATTTTTAAAATTAATATATTAATTAATCAAATTAGTTAAATAATATTTATAAGTATATATTAAATATGGGCGGTGGATTACTTAATTTGGTTTCAGAAGGGCAACAAAATATTATATTAAATGGAAACCCTGAGAAGACATTTTGGAAGACAACTTATAAAAAATATACTAATTTCGGAAAACAAAATTTTCGTCTTGATTATGAAGGAACACCAACACTCAACTTAACAACCGAGTCCACATTTGTATTTAAAGTGAAACGCTATGCGGATTTATTAATGGATTGCTATGTTTCTATAGCGATGCCGACAATTTGGAGTCCAATTTTTCCTCCTCAAGAAGTTGTTCAATCAGATGGATCTATTGTATATACCGATTGGGCTTCATATGGTTTTAAATGGATAGATAATCTCGGCGCTCAAATGATTGATAGAATTACGATTACGTGTGGTAATCAAAAATTACAAGAATATTCAGGGCGTTATATTTTGGCGTCCGTTCAAAGAGATTTTAGTGGTAAAAAAATCGATTTATTTAATGAAATGACTGGTAATGTTCCTGAAATGAATGACCCAGCAAACTATGGTACTCATGTGAATTCATACCCAAATGCTTTTTACACATCTAATCCGGCTGGCGCTCAACCATCTATTATGGGAAGAATATTGTATATTCCATTAGGTTCTTGGTTTAATCTAAAAACACAAAATGCGTTTCCTTTAGTATCTTTACAATATAATGAACTTCAAATTAGTGTTACATTTAAACCGATTAATCAGATTTTTAAGATACGTGATGTAATGGATTATACAAATAATTTTCCATATGTTGCACCCAACTTTAATCAATATTACATGCAATTTTACAGATTTTTACAAACTCCACCAGATGAAACATTGGGACCTACATCATATGTCGATACAAGAACAAATTGGAACGCTGATATACATTTAAATTGTACATATTGTTTTCTCTCTAATGATGAATCAAAACTGTTTGCTAAAAATGAGCAGAAATATTTAATTAAACAAATATATGAAAGACCTTATTATAATGTTACTGGTCAAAATAAGGTTCAAATTGATTCTATTGGTATGGTAATTAGTTGGATGTTTTATTTTCAAAGAAGTGATGTAAATTTGAGGAATGAATGGTCAAATTACACAAATTGGCCATATAGTTATATGCCAGTAGATATTACTCCGGCACCCGCAGCAGGTGATTACTCAAATCCTGATCCTCTTGGACCACCATTAATTGGACCTGGAACAAATCCGGATGGAACATTATCAGGATTAATGACAACGGGTGTATATAATCAACAAAATTTGAAGAATATTCTGGTTTCTATGGGTATTTTGTTGGATGGACAATATAGAGAAAATATGTTGCCTGCCGGAGTATATAATTATGTTGAAAAATTTACTAGAACAGATGGGTTTGCACCAAATGGATTATATTGCTATAATTTCTGTTTAGATACGTCACCATATTCATTACAACCATCAGGTGCTATGAATATGAGTAGATTTACAAATATTGAGTTTGAGTTTGTAACTATTAATCCTCCTGTTGATCCATACGCACAAGTTTTAACAATTTGTAATCCAGATACAGGAGAAATAATTGGTGTAAATAAACCAACATGGCGTATTTATGATTATAATTATGATTTATATGTCATGGAAGAGAGAGTAAATATGGTTATCTTTGTTGGTGGAAACGCAGGATTATTATACGCTACTTAGAAAATTAATAATTTATATTGTTGCATTAGACGCTAATGGTCCGTCTTCTAAATAATCACCTGTGACACTGTATCGAGGTGGGTAAGAAGGCATATATTTTAAATCAGAAGGTGGTTTATATCTTTTGTTGAATAATTTTTGTTCAGCATTAAAATCATCGCGCCACGTATTTATTCCAAATGTAGGTGACGGTGTTTTTGAAAATTGTTTATCCAAAAATGTCATTGATCTTGTTCCCATATCTGTTGTTAAAGTGGAATATTGAGGTGTCATACTAAAGGTAAGTTTTCCAGCAGCGTTATCACCTATAATATTAGTTTTAGTTGTAGTTTTAGTATTGTTCGATTTATTATTTATTTGAGGTTGGCACCCAGGGCAATCAATGTCGGCAAAACATTGTTGACCAGTTTTAGCGCACCTAGATGTAGGACCGCAGAAATTACTACAACTATATGTTGTTGTTAAGGGTAAATCTACAGTATGACTTGTGGAATTGTTTATTTGATTTAACTGTTGAAAACATTCTACAATATATTTGTTTATAGAGAGATAATTTATCCATTTAAATATTGAAACTAATAATATAAAAAAGATAACTGCTAAAAATAATATATAATATTGATTTTCCATATATATTATTAATTAATATAAAAACTTATACTTTATAAAAGTATTTTAGCAAATAAACAATAGTGTAAATATTTTATATCATTTAAATATAAGTAATTATGTCAGATACTACAACAACATCCGATACATCGGCAATTGATGAAAAACAAGCGGAAAATGAAGGAACTAGTTCAAGCAATACGCCAAATTGGTCTAAATTTGGTTCAAATTTACTTGTGACAATTTTATTTATTGTAATATATTTTATTTTTGGTGTTTATGCCTTATATATTTGTAAAATAGCGCAATCAAATATACTTCCTACAGATGGTTATTGTTTTCCCTTTTCAGATTCTAAACCAACCGTTACGCCAATTGATACAAATATATTTAAAACATACGCAGATGCGAATAATCCCAGATCGATTAAATTAAAATTTCCTTATGATGAAAATTCGGATTTTGAACTTCTAAAAACCTTACGTGAATATAAAAATAGTTATGATTCAAATAATATAATGAATTATTTTATTTCAATTATTGAATCACTAATATATTTTGACTTTAAATTCATAAATTCCACTTTTAATACATTAAATGGCGCTCCTGAAGGATTAGTAGTTTTATTTGGACCATTTATACTAGGTGTAATATCAAGTATATTATTGTTTTGTAATTGTATTTATGGGTTATTTTTATGGTTTTACAATATGTCTTGGCTTTTTAAGAAAAATACAAATACGAAAAAGGGTGAAAAACCTGTATGGGAGGACGTAACAATGACGCAACCATTTGGTTACGGTATGGGTATATTTTTAGTGATAATGCTATCAATTATATTACTATTTTTTGCTCCATTTTTTATTGGTATTGATGGTTTAATTTCGTCATTTTGTTGTTTAATAATGTTCTCATATACAGGACTCATGTCAGATAAACCAGCTGGATATTTGAGTGTTTTGGGAGAAGCGGCGAAAGTATATAAAATATCTATAATGGTAATTTTTAGTATTTTTGTACTTTCAGCAGCGTTTACTTATCTAGGTGTTACAAACGGTATTGTATTCCTTATCGGAATATTATGTATTTATTTTGGAGTTATAAATATGGATTTATTTAAACGAAGTATTGAAGAAAACTTAACGCCTTTTACAGTGGCAAAAGAGTTACAAGCAAAAAGAACTGTTTGTACAACAGTTGACTCTACAGAAAAACATGGATTGTTATATCAAATGGTTTTTGGTAAACAATCTGGAGGAGGTAAATTAGTAAATGATCTTAAAAAACTAAATCGAAAAACAAAATAAAAATAAAAATAAAAATAAATAAAATTTAATAAAATACAATATAAATATAATTTTGTATTTTATTAAATAATGAAAAAACAAAGTATAAAACTTGATAAAGAACCATTTGTTAGTATTTGTACACCGACATTTAATAGACGTCCATTTATTCCAATCATAATCAAGTGTTTTGAAAATCAAACATATCCAAAGGATAAAATGGAGTGGATTATTGTTGACGATGGAACAGACAAAATTGAGGATTTAGTAGCGCATATACCCCAAGTTAAATATTTTAAATATGACAATAAATTATCATTAGGAACTAAAAGAAATATAACAAATGAAAAGGCGAAGGGTGATATAATTATTTATATGGATGACGATGATTATTATCCACCAGATAGAGTAAGTCACGCTGTAGAAACATTGTTAAAAAACCCCAAAGCATTATGTGCTGGATCAAGTATAATGTACATATATTTTAAACATATACAAAAGATGTTTCAAGTTGGACCATATGGACCAAACCACGCTACAGCCGCAACATTCGCATTTAGAAAAGAATTATTACTTAAAACAAAATTTGATGAAACAGCGTGTCTAGCTGAAGAAAAGAATTTTTTAAAGAATTATACTATTCCGTTTGTTCAACTAGACCCAACCAAATCAATATTAGTATTTTCACATAATCATAACTCATTTGATAAAAAAGTTTTATTAAAACAAATGCCAAATCCTTATATTAAGGAAACGACTGTAACGCCTTGTGATATTGTAAAGGAACCTGATGTTTTGAAATTTTTTATGGAAGATATAAATAAATTATTAGATGATTATTCTCCAGGATTACCTGAAAATAAACCGGATGTTACAAAACAATTAACTAAAATGAAAAAAGATAGAGAGAAAATGATGAAACAACAAAGTGATTATAATAATTTGATGAACAAGTTATCTAATGGAGCAAACTCACAATCAGTTCAAAGTAAGGTTGATGAATTATCATTAGTAGTTCAAGAGATGACAATAGAAAATAATCAACTAAAAGATAAGGTTAAGTATTTAGAGGATAAAATAAAGCAGTTAATAACTGAGAATATACAGTTTAAACGTAATTGTATAGCGCAACAAAATTAACTATATAATATAATGTATTTGTATATATAATAATAAAATTTATAAAACATACTTAAAAGGATACTATATATTATAGTATACTACCTTAAATGAGTAACGTTATGGAAACCGAGAATGATAATTTATCAACTAGTGATAATAATGAGTTAACTAAATTTAAACAAACTGATAAGAACTTTTATATAATTAATAGATTAGCACCAATTGACCGCAAGGGTGTTATTACATATAAAGATAAGAAGATAGGTGTTTATACTAGTGGCGATGTTGGGTCTAGAATTAGAAATGCCGAGACTGGCGAGTATTATAATTATACTGTTGGTAGTAAATACGAAGACCTATTTTTTTCTGTTAGATTATCAACTGGTGAGTGTAATGGTAAGTATAAGTTGCCTACACTTTTTTTCACCTCACCTCAACATTATATATCTTATTTACACAATACTGTAAGTGATGATATTTTAGAGATTTGGAATTATAAGAGGGACAAATTAATTAAGGAAATGAAGGATAAAAAACAAGGAGGTAACGTATTGATTCGTTAAATATAAAAATATTGATTTTTAATTATTAACTGTATTTTATTAATTGATAAAATATAATATTATTTTGTAAAATATTATATTTTTAATACACAAATATGTGAAATACTTATTCTTCCATGACTGCTTCATCATCGTCGTCATTTTCAATTTCAATTTCCTTATCAATTGTACCAGTAGCATTTTCTTTTGTATATTTTTCCAAATATCGATAGATCCTATTAATATCCAATTTAGTTATTTCATAATTTTCAAATAGTGCAAAAATCTCATTATCATCATATTTATTTTTCAAATCAATAAAATAACCAAATATGTCCTTCTTGTCCATGCCAAGTTTTTGACACAATTTTTGGATAAATAATGAATTATTATATTCTGTTGAGTATTTGGTTAATACTTTTGTAAATCGCACCTCTGTAATGTTGTTTTTTTGTTTTTTATTAAAATTGTCGTGGTATAACTTGTTATTTTTAAATGTCTTTATTAATGAACTCATTTCATTAAACTGCCATATTTGCTTTTGAAATGTGGTTCTATCAATATAATCAGCGAAACAAATATTGTCTAATTGGTTAATATAAAAAGGTACTGATATATTTTTATTGTATTTTTCAATAACATCTATGATATTTTCATGCCATAATAAACCAACACTAGTTCTATCAGTTTCATTCATAATATTATTATGATCATTTATATTATAGTAATTATTAATAAGTTTATCAGTTATTTTTTTTGTGTCATCATTATATGATTTAATTTGAAATAGTTTTTCGATTGTATCATCTTTAAAGAAATCTTGTTTATCCTTATAAATATTATAAATACTATTTAATTTTCTCAAATCTCCTTGAATAAAATTAACGATTTTATTCTTATTATCTGTATCAATATCAGTAAATAAGGTTTGAGTAATTCGTTCAATTTGTGAGTTAGTAGGAGTTTTTAGTTCAACAGTATTACAAACCTTCATCAATTCTTTAATTTTTTTGTCGACACGATAATTACCAATACAAATAATTGGATTCATAGTGATTTCTTCTAATTTTTGTTTTTTTGTTTTTTTAGGTCGTATAAGTTTTATTAATGTATTAATGCCTCCTTTATCACCATTATTCATACCATCAATTTCATCCATTATAATAGCAATTTTTTTTACCTTTTTATTGAAAAGACTCATTATATTTTTGTCAGACATATTATGTTTTGTAATATCTTCAATAACAGACGTATTTCGAATATCACCCGCATCATAATTAATAATATCATAATCTAACTCCTTTAAAATATTTGTAACAAATGTAGTTTTGCCTGTTCCTGGGTCACCATAAACATATATACCTTTTTTAAATAACATATTGTTTTTATTTTGTTCAAATGATTTTAATATATCTTTAATAGCATTTGATTTTTCATCTCTATCCAAAATATTATTAATATTTAAATTCTCCATTATATATTTAATTAATTAAATTCTTTTTATGTTAGTTTTTATATAATCCAAGTTCTTTTAAAAAATTTATAATAAAAATTCTACATTTTGCTGATTCATTTTCAATACAATAATCAATAATAAAGTAATTATAATTTTTAAACTCTTCATTTTTGTAGATATAGTTTTTAAACTGATTCCATTTCAGATAGTTCTCTCTTACTATCATTTCAAAAACAAAATTATTATCACGACGAATAGTATCTCGTATATATAACTCATAGTTTTTGATGCTAGATTTTATAAGCGTATGATATAATTTATAATTTTTTTTATTTGTAAATGTAAATTCTTTTTTAGGAATATACTCTTCAATTATATTAATAATATCAGTTGGTAATTTATTAATTAAATTAAATATGTTATTATTCATGATATATTTAATGTTATTAATTAAAATATTTATTATAAAAATAAAAAATAAATATTTTATTGTTGACAAGGATTACTTACACCATATGTAATTCCATCCCATGTAACATTACATTTTGTCGCCCAGTTATATTTATTGCACGCACCTTGTGATCCTGTAAATTGAGAAGAATTAAAATTCATAGTTTGATGTTTACCACCAACACTTTTACAAGTTCCTAAATCTTTCACATTAACACATGTTGCATCATTACCAGAACCATCTAGCACCCAGTAATCGGGGCATTGAGGAACCACTGGTGGCCACTCAACAGAACTACCTTTGGTAAGAGTAATACCGATAACTACTAAGGTAATAATTAAAATAATTATAGCAGCGATTAAAACAATTTTTTGAAAACCTTCCATTGATATATAAAATAAATATATTTTTTTTCTATAAGTGTAATATAAATGAATAAATCTAATAATGGTCGTGTAGATATTAAATCGCCTAATACTTCTAGTTTATTTGAAATGTATGATAAAATACCAGCAAACCAGTGTGTGACATTTAGGAACCCAACTGAAGGATTGTGGAATGATACTACTTTATCTAACGCATTTTTCTCTCAACAAAATATTCAAATCTTACAAAATGGTATACGCGCTGGTGTTTATCACAAGTCTAATGGTCAATACACAATTGGTCCTCAAGATTGCGATTCTTTAAAAATTGTTATGCGAAGTGTATTTTTACAAAACTCTGCAAATCAACCAAATAATATTACCCAACAAGTTGTTGAATTAAACAAAATTGTCTTAAATTATTGCATTCAACAGGTTTATAGTGAGGCGCAAGGTTATATGAAATATATTGATGACGCCAGTACATTAGTGGTGCCAATTGCGCATCCCGTTATGGCAAATAATACTGATAGAGAACTTGAATTTAAGACTTGGTTCTAAAACAACCTTTTGTCGCTTCGCTTAAAGGTTGTACCAAAAATAGTGTTCATTGAATAAAAATGATTAAAATTAAATAAATATTAAATATAATAATATAGTTAATATTATGTTATTTATAGAATTTCAAACAAATCTAAACTCTGGTTTAAATATTTTAAAGTATCGAAACATTCATGATGACATTTGGTATTATTTATATATAGACATTGAAACGCTTAATTTACTAGTAACAAACTATGGCATTATATCTACTTATAAAATTCCAACCCAATTCACAAACTGTGATAATCCATCCACATCTAAGATTATTCAATTAAAATATTGCGGCGCTGATATTCAATTATACTGTGGTAATAATACTTCGTTTTATCTTCCATATATTGAACAAAATTATTAAAAAAAATGCGCATTTTATTATTTTATTATATAGTAAATTTTTATATTTATGCGTCTTCAACTATTAAATTTGATTTCTTTGTAATCTTCTTTACAGATGTTGTTCCCTTTGAAACAACCTTTTTTTTCTTTAATTTTGTATCTTCGCCATCCATAAGTCTTTGTCTTAACTCCTTATACTCCAAATATTGTTCTAATAAATTATCCAATTCTGAAGACCACATCTGATTTATAGTTGTGCTTTTAACTACATTTAGTTCTTGTTCTTTGTTACCCTTTTCCTTAAGCAATTTTTCGACATTTTCTTCAGTAACCGAGTCCATCGGCATCTTGGTTAAATATTTATATTCATTATCATCGCCTACCATATCATAACCTTTTCCTTGTAACATTTCAATCACTTGATCTTTCTTCTTTTTTCTCAAATCAATTGTACCATCCAAATTTTCTTGAATATACTTTGCTTTATTAGATAATAATACCAGTTCCTTTTCAAGAGCATCAATCATGTAATCCTTTCTAGTTTGATATAATTCAATTCTTACATCATAATAATCATCAATTATATCAGATACTCTATCATACTTTTGTAATTTATCCTCTGCGTCAAATAGATGCATATTTGTAGTCGTATTTGTAGTATACAATTTCAATAATTTTTCAAGTCCATTACATCCGTAATCACCTTTAGATTGTTCTAATTCTTCCAACTTACCTTTCGCAAATGTAATTGTAAAATCAACGTTGGTATCTTTGCTCATATCATCATAATCCTTAACAACTGATACAATCTTTTTACCTTCTTTATCTTGTCCAGGTTCAATCAATTTCTCAAGCAATTCTTTAAAATCTTCAGTCCAAAAACCTACAGGTAACTCAGTAACACGAATTGTATCTGCGCCAGTCTTTTCATACAAACCTTTAATCAAGAATTTTTCATCACTTAGTTTTGTTATTTGACCCTTGAATCCATCATAAAACGGAATAAACTCTACATTATTTTCTGCTAAAGTTAATTTGTTTTTCAAATATTGAATAATTTGAACTGGATTATAACACATAATATCTGTACTAAAACCAGTTCCAATACCCTTTGAACCATTCACAAGAATCATTGGAATAATCGGTGCGTAATAAATCGGTTCAACCATTAGTCCGTCGTCATTCAAATAAGTCAATATATTATCATCATATGCTGGAAATAAAGTTCTAGTAATTTTGTTAAGTTGAGTGAATATATATCTTTCCGACGCGCTATCTTTACCGCCTTGTAATCGAGTTCCAAATTGACCATTTGGCATAAATAAATTTATATTATTTGAACCGACAAAGTTTTGCGCCATTCCAACAATCGCAGCGTTCAAACTTGCTTCACCGTGATGATATCCAGAATGCTCAGAAACATAACCGGAAAACTGGGCAACTTTAATTTCAGTTGTCAAATTCTTCTTGAATGCTGAATACAATATTTTACGCAATGATATTTTGAGACCATCCATCAAGTTTGGAATACTACGATCACAATCATATTTGGAGAAGTGGATTAACTCTTTATGAATAAACTCGTCATACGATACATTTAATTTTTTAGTATCTAAATACGCTTTTCTATCATATAATTTTAACCAGTCTTTTCTATCATCTGCGCGTTTCTTATTGAAGACCATATCAATTGTATCATCACTTTTCTCAGACATTGTAAAACCAACTACTTTTTTATTTTCAAAATATTCGCGAAATTCCTTACCAGTACTAGTTCCTAAACCCTTATAGTATTTAATCTTCCATCCTTTACTATCATTTTCCTCTTTCCATTCTTCATATTCACCATCATTGTAGAAATTCAATTCAACGTCACCTTTTTTTGCTTTTAATATAGGTGTATTCATGAAACCAATAAATTCTGGAATTTCAGTTAGAGTAGGCCACTCAGACTGGAATAAATTTATACCTAAACCTTTAATATGACTACCATCTAGATCTTGATCCGTCATAAATAATACCTTACCATAACGCAGATGCTTATAAACATCTTCAATTGTATTGTATTTTTTACCAGTTTCTAAACCTAATATTTTTTTAATTTCTGCGATCTCATTATTTTCAGAAATCTTTTTAACAGGTTCACCTCTTACATTTAATATTTTACCTTTCATTGGGTAAACACCAATTGTATTACGGTCGTCAGATGATAAACCGGAAATAATACCTGCTTTTGCTGAATCACCTTCGCAAAATATAATGACACAATCTTTGGACTTTTCAGTTCCCGCCCAATTAGCGTCTGTCAATTTTGGAATGCCACGAATACTTTTGGTTTTGGCGCCATCAGTCTTTTTCGCTGCCTTGTTTTCCTTGACTTCTGTCAATTGTAACGCAGCATCCATGACGCCCATTTTAGCAACCTTTTCAATAAACTTATCACTAACTTCACATTTTGAACCAAATTTAGAAGAAGGTGTATTCATATAATCTTTAGTTTGACTATCAAATGCTGGGTTTTCAATGTCACAACGAATAAACAAAATCAATTGTTCTTTAATGCTGTTTGGGTTTACCTTAACTTTTTTCTTCTTCTCAATAAAATCACATAACTTTCTGGTAATTTGACCTAATATGTATTCAACATGTTTTCCGCCTTTTGCTGTATGAATACCATTAACAAATGATACTTGTGTAAATTCATTATTTGGCGTTAAACCAACCGCATATTCCCATCTACCGTCAGAATCTTCATATACACGTGGCGCATCACTCTTTTCGCCAATATATAAATCAATGTATTGTTGAAAATTCTTTATAGGAACAAGTGTCGAATTATATTTAACTTTTATACTTTTATCTGTTACAGCAGCGATATCATAAACACGCTTTCGCAAAAGTGCGATTGTATCTGGTGTAAGACCACTAAGTCCAAGTCTGTTGTAGTCAGGTTTAAATGTAATCTTTGTATAAGGTTTGGTTTTACATTTAGTAATTGATGGTTTACAGATTTCATCCAAGTTGTTTTTGAATTCTTGTCTGTATTTAAGACCGCGAATATGATCGACAGTTTCGACTGAACCATATGTAGACCAAATTAACACAAGTTTAAAACCAAAACCATTCTTACCACCAACAATTTTTTTCTCATCTTTGTTGTAATTAGTAGATGTTCTGAGATGACCAAAAATCAATTCAGGAATCCATATTTTGTGTTCAGGATGTTCAGCAACATCAATTCCATTGCCGTCATTTAACATAATAATAGTACCATCTTCTTCAATTGTGATTTCAATATTGGTTACTGGTAATGCATTTTCTTGACCATTAGCGATTGCTTGCGCCATTCTTACTGCGTGATCACGAGCGTTAACAACACCCTCATCGAAAAGTTTGAATAATCCAGGAACAAGTTCTATATTCTTTTCAAAAATTTTAGAATTATCATCATTTAAAATCCATTGTTGAGAATCTATTTTTTCAACAGAACCAATATACGTATCTGGATTATCCAAGATATGCTGCTTATCAGTCTTCTGTTGATATTTATTAGCGAGATTTGCGTCTTGAGCGTTCATTGTCTATGTAGTTATATTATTTCACATTTACCTTTTAAATAATTTCAATTTTATTTACATGAAAAATATTTGTAAAAATATTTGTAAAAATTTAAATTAATAAATTAATAAAATAATAAAAATAATTATATATATTTATTTTAATGAAATATACATATTTTTATATAATAATTATTTTATTTTTGATATTATTTTTTCTATATAATAGATACTATAATAATAGTTTTATTTCTTTAATTATAAATAATAGTTATTCTTTTCCTAGTTTATCAGATATAGGGTTAGACGATAATTTTAACTTTACTTCTTATAATAAAAATAATGCGTTATTTATACAAGGAGGAACTAAGTTTGGTGCTAGATATCCTGATATAATAATTAATAAATATGATGTTATTAGGGCATTAAATATTATTAATAAAGAAATTTTAGAAGATGAAGATATACAAATTTTTAAAACACCTATGTATTTAAATAAAATAATTTTTAAGATTAGAAAAATGTTAGAAACAGATAAATCAATAATTTTTGAAATTATTAATGGAATACCAGATCCAACAAGATCATGGAATAATAAATTCAATAGTTTAACACTATGTCAATCAGAAATTAATAAAGATCCAATTTCACTAACTAATATAATGGCATTACAATTTTTATCAAATGATTGTAGAGAACATGGATGGTTAACAGGTTTTTTAGCATATATATTTCAATTATATTGCTGTAAAAAATATAATAAGGATTGTAATAATGAAATTAGAGTAATTTATACATCATCATATGTAATTTATGATGATACAAAAGAAATAATTTATGATGAGGATCATGTATTTGCTATACTAATTAATAAAAATAAACAATGTTTTGTTGTAGACGCTTTTTATACAAATAATAAGAATAATAATAACAAAATAGTATTTAATAAAAATGAAATAACAGAAATAGATAAAAAACTTTATAAGGATTATAAATATGACAATGATTTTTCAAATAAATTAAATGACTCAAGTCTTCCATTTTTATGTTGTGGAGAGATTTATATTGATAATATTAAAAAATATAATATAATAACTGTTCCAAAAATTTATAATAATACAAAAACATATTTTGATACTTCAAAATACAATTTAAATAAAAACAATATATTAATTTATAATGACGTCTTGGAATTTGATGAAATAAATAATGAACCTAAATTTTTTCATGAATGGTGTAATAGAAAAATACAAATTAAAGAATAAAATAAATATATTTTAATTATATTCTAAAATAATATAAAATGTCAACAAGAAAATTTAGACCAGGTAATAATTCAAATTCTTCAAGGATGATTCATTATGTAGCGCAATTAAACGCGCTTTTTCCAAATAAGAATAACATAAATTGTTCATGTATACCAGATAGTTATGATAAAAGAATACCAGGTTCGGATTCAGGTTCATATAGAGTTCCACGTAAAATATGGTATTCTCATATAATACAGACAAGTTTAGGAGGTTCAACACAATATGGCAGTTTTTATTTAGGAGAACCGTTAAAATTGAACTATCTAGGAAACCCTCAAGGAACACCTGGTGGAAGTGGAATGCCTCCTAAAAATAGATTTTAATGCGTTTCATAAATATTACAAAACTAAAATTTTTATTTTTTTCTCACTTAAATTTATAATGACAAAATTTTCTAGAACGTCGACTGGCAAATATTCCGTCGCTGGTAAAACATTTGATGTTTTGATTGGTACCCGCGCCCAAGTTTGGCATGGCACCGCTTACAAGACTACTGGTGGTCTCTGCAAATCTGATCTTATGCAAAATAAGGCAGGACGCATTGTTTCCAGAGCAAAACATATGACTGCTAAGAAGGAGAAGAGACTTGTTAAGGCTGGTTATTTGACCAAGAAAGGTCAATTTGGTTTCATTAAGAAGGATACATCAATGAGAAAGGGTCGCAGTCGCAGTCGTAGTAGAAAAATGAGAGGCGGTATGTCTGCTTTAAGTCCCTCTGATTATGATGGTAAAGGTGTTGGAACAAGTGGCGTTAACCTACAATTTGTTGCTGGCAATGCCAATTAAATATAATTCAAAATTATAATGATAATAACTTAACATTATAATTTATTTTTTTTATTTTTTTTATTTTTTTTTATTTTTAATTACTTATCCAACTCGTTTCAATAAATCTTTCATAAACAATGTAATCTGACAAGTTAAAATATAGGTATTTTTCGAAATAACGTTTACTAACAACTGATTTATGTGAATTAATATTACAATACTTATAATAATGATTATACGCATCATCAAATGAAATTAACGCTTGTGTTTCGGCATTATTTTTTATTTGCGTTTTAATATATTGAAATGATAGTTCAATTTCATTATTTTTATCCCATAACACACAAGACACATTGAGAACATATTTATCTTCAACAATTTCAATATTAGGGAAAAAGTGTTTTAATATCTTAATAACATTCTCCTCCGAAATGTTACCATTACTAGAAACATTGTCAGGGTTTTGTTTCGCCCAAGATTTAAAGAGAGAACATAATTCATCAATTTCTAGTTCATCTCCAAATATTTGTAAAGAACTATTATATTCAATTACTTTAATCGAACTTTCCCAGAACTTAATAAAATCACTTTGAATAGGTAAATACTTACTTGTTATTCCTATAAATGTATCTGTGCTTTCATTATAATTATACGACTCTTTCAATATATTCTTTAAAGAATTATAATAAATTATGTTTGGTAAATCAGAATTAGAGAGAAATTGTTTCCAAAGAAAATGTAGATTTTTCCATTCCAACTGGATATCATTTGAAGCGCTAATTATATATTTATTACAAAACTCGGAGACAATTTCAGATGGTTTTGAATTTTTCAAATAATATGCATAATTTGTAATATCTTCATCTGTTTTGTTTTCAATAAATTTATCCGAGTTTTCATAACGTTTTGAATAATGAACAGCAACACAAAGTAGATCCAAACCTATTTTTTTCAAGATTTCTCTCCAAACATTATTTGTGAAACTTTCATTCATCTTGATTAATCGACAATTTTCATAAGAATGATTTTCATGATACTTGGTCATAAAATTATTTGTTGCATTACTAGTTCCAATAGAACCAAACGCAATATTATCAAGTTCTGTAAGTATTTTTTTCATTTGAGGACTAACCAAAAAAATCAAATTTTGATTCTTTTTTAAGATATTATCACCAATAATTGTCAAAAAATATTTGGCGACGTTTTTGCTTGTAAATATAGCGGGATATAAATGATTCAGTATATCCTGAATAGTATCCGTTTCTGGAATACATGTGAAGAGAGAACGCTCGCGAATTTGTTTAATAATGTTTAATTTTGTTTTATGTTTCCATTGCATAAGTACTCTATCTTTGGAAATACTGGATAATAGTTTATGAATAATATCGTCTTCTTTAACAATTAAAAAGTTGTTGCCATTATATTCATAAAAGAAATTATTGCTTGGTAAATAAAAATACTGGTTTTTACTAAGGAAAACCTGGATAAAAACTTGCTGTTCATTTGTTAAATAATTATTGCGGATTAAACGGTCTTCGTGTTGTTTACATTCATTTGACAACGAATTTGGCAAATAATTGACAACATGGGTATGTATTCGTTGTAACATATATTCATGGTCCTTATATTTTTCAAATAATTCGGTTATCGCATTAAAGCAATTACTTTTTAAATCATCTATATTTATATTTGTTGTTATATTTTCAGACATATTAAATCTTATATAATAAGATGTCTTTAATAAGTTTTTAAATAATAATAACATCTAGAAAATAATATACATAAAACATTTAAAAACAAAAAGAATACATTTATATAAATGTCACGATTTCTTCGCCTAACAAATTATCTTATAAATGTCAATCAAATTCGTAAAATAGATATAAAACCTAATGAATACAAAATTCATCTTATGCCAGATAAATTCTCTGGAATGTTACTTGCCGGTAGTGGTTCTTTTACAAGCTCGGCAGAAATTTATACAGTTTCTGAAAAGGAACATATTTTAGATTATAAAATAGTTACTGACTGGATACTATGTGAAAAAAATAACAATGTTTGGCATTAGATTTACATATATTTATATTCTTAAAAATTTAAAACAGTACCCTTAAAGACAACTGGTAGAGACAACTTTATTAATTATTTTATATTTTATATTTTAAAACCAATTCTCAAGAAATTTATCCAACTTATCAATTAATTATAACAACATTTTATTTCATTCATTCTAGAATAATGCCTATCAAGATGTGTTAGACGATTATTACTACAATTAAATATTCTCAAAGTAGATGGCAGTAAAGGCAAATGTGTAAGTGGATTATTATAACAAATCAAATATTCCAAGGTAGATGGCAACAAAGGCAAACACGTCAGTTGATTATTACTACAATGTAATTGTTTCAAAGTAGATGGTAAATCTGGCAAATATGTCAATTGATTATTATCACAAAACAATATTTTTAAGTTAGATGGTAGCAAAGGTAAACTTGTCAGTTGATTATTATCACACCACAATACTTTTAAAGTAGATGGCAGTAAAGGCAAACACACAAGTTTACTATTATGACAACTCAATATTTTTAATTTATAAAATCGTGACAAATCTGGAAGATGATCTGAATTAAAACAAACCTCTATTGTTTCTACATCATCAGGAAATTGACTGAAATACTCTTCAATTGTTTGATAAATCATTTTTGTAGTCATTATAATATAAATTAATATATACTCTTTATATTATTTTATTTTTTTTAACAATTTAATCAGCAGTTACCAAGTAAAATATAATAAAAAATAAAGTATAAGGGTGCGGATTTAAATCTTCAAAAGTGTAAAATACAAATTTTTTATTAATTATAAAATATAAAATATTAAATATATTTTTATATTATAAATTAAATAAATGGCGGAAAGCACTACCAATGATAATGTAAAAATGTATATTTTAGATCCTCTTTCAGTTATAATTAAATTGGCAATTATCAGTAACAAACCAATTGGAACAAAAATATTGATACAAAATAATATTATATTTTTTCAAGAACCAGGAGTATTTCAAGCATTTTGTCGTTATGTCCTAAATACAAATAAATCAGATTTACAATATATGTACAATCCAATACATGCCGCATGTCAACATTTTCTGAAAAAAGAGAATATTGAATCTACACCAAGAATAAAAAGTTTATTTAAATGTGCTCAAGCAGGCATAGAAAAATTAAAAGAAACTTATAAAGAATATTCAACTATTTGTTTATGCTTAAATTATTATTACATAATAATCAATAATTTTGTAGAACAAATATACAATGAGAATATCTTTTGTAAAGATAATATGTCAATTTTATACAATAATGAAGTAATCGACAAGTTAAACGCTCAATGGTCAAAGGATAAAATAAAGATTATATTAGATTTGATTAGTTTTTTGACAAATGATAGAATGGCGGCAAATAATGTAAAATCACTCGAAAATATTATGAATAATATTGATCTTGAAACACAAGATTTGATTAAAAATATGTAATGTAATTTATTACAAATTTGATATTTAGAAATTAGAAATTAGAATTAGCGTAATTCAATAAAATAATTTAAATCCATAAGTATTTAAAGATTTAAATTAAAAACTAGTATAATGTCTACTTTTACCGATAAATCCAAAAATCAAACGCAGTGTGTAACTGATGGAAATGTTTTAACAATTAAAACAGTACAAATCGCACCATTTAGAACCTTAATGACTGCTCTAAAGGATATTCTATTAGAAACCAATATTACTTTTGAACCCGATGGTATTCGAATTATTAACATGGATAAATCTCATACTATCTTAGCTCATCTTTATTTAGCAGCACAAAATTTCGAATTCTATGAATGTAAAAAGGAGAAAATTATTATTGGCGTTAATATGTTTCACTTGTTTAAATTGATTAATTCGATTGATAATGATGATACCTTAACTATTTATATCGAAAATGCGGATTACGCTGACGGAATTGTTTCACATTTGGCGTTAAAGTTTGAAAATGGGGAGATTAAACAATGTAAGACTCAGAAGTTGCGACTAATTGAACCTGACCAGGAAGAACTTGAGTATCCAGATGTTAAATTCTCGTCTATTATTACTTTACCTTCCGCTGATTTCCAAAAAATTATTCGAGATTTATCTTGTATTTCTGATAAATTGGAAATTAAATCAGTTGGTAATGAACTCATATTTAAATGCTCTGGACAGTTTGCTTCTGCCGAAATTCATCGCGCTGAATCTGATGGAAGTATGGGTTTTGTGTTGAAGCAAGATTCTTCTAAAATTATTCAAGGTGAATTCTCTCTAAAGAACCTTGGGTATTTCATTAAATGTACCAATCTTTGTTCACAAATTGAAGTCTACTTGGAAAATGATTTGCCGCTTGTTGTAAAGTACAATGTAGCAAGTCTTGGTGAGATAAAACTTTGCTTAGCAAATCTCCCCTCTTAATAAAATTAAAAATATAATATTGAGATAAATATTATCATTAAATTAAATAATAAAAAAAAAGTATATATATATATATGTCAAGTAATTATACCCAATATTTAGGCGCGAAAAGATGCTGTGATTTGAAAGTACAAGGACCTCAAGGTCCACAAGGTGTTACAGGACCTGCTTCTGTTGGACCAATAGGATACCAAGGAAATACAGGAGCGCAAGGGTATCAAGGTGCTACAGGTCGTTCTTGTGTAGGACCTACTGGAGCGCAAGGACCTCAAGGTGTTACAGGACCTTCTGGTGGTCCACAAGGTCCACAAGGTGCCACAGGTGTAACGGCAATAACTACATCAGTAACTACAATTACTCCTGGTACAACCATTACAGTTCCAGCGCAAACTACTCCAGTTGCTTATTATTCCGTTACATACGCTTCTGGTGGAACTACACTATCAGGAATAACAATAACAAGTTTACCAGCAGGTTATCAAGCCATAATTTATATTTCTGGTAATTTCGTTAGCGCAACAACAATATCTTCATCAATCTCAGGTTTACGTCTAAGTTATAACTCGAATATTTCATTAACATCTTCTGGAACACCTTATGCTATATTAACTATATATTCAGATGGTTCACTATATTACGGCAATGTTGTGACATTTTATTAAATTATTTTATATATTATATTTTCATTTTATAATATACTTTTTTTACAAGTATATTATATATATATAATAAAATGGCAAATACCAGATTTAATTATGATGATGCAAGAACAATGAAAAAATTACAACAGCAAACAGATCCTGGACGATGGATATTAAATGTACCTGGTAATGGTGCGAACCCTTGTTATATAGAAGACCCTCAAATAATAATCCAAAAATGGGGTGCCAATTTAAGAACAAATACAATTAATTTAGAAAGTGAATTACGAGGTGTTAATAAACCATTAAGTCGTGATTGTTTAGGAAAAGATGAATATAAAAATTTCAATGTTAGCAACGAAGCAATAAAATATCCTAATTGTAATAATTTGTTTACTGATCAATCAAGAGCAACTAATCCAGCGTGGTGGTATCGTGATGTAGAGCAAACTGACTGGTATTATCCTCCTTTGAATCCTCAGGAAAACACATGTATGCCTTTTCAAAATAATCTCAGTACAAGAATTTTAGAAAAAGATTATTTTACTCCCAAGAGAGATTGTGTAATTAATGAAACAAATAATTATTTGCCATCGAGTTATAATTTGATAAGAGGTGGTTATGTAGCGGGACCAACTACATGCGCGCAAACAAATTCATGTGCTTCAGCAAAAAAAAGTTAAAATAATAATAATCTAATAATATTATTTAGATTATTATTAATATCTTTCACTCAGTATAAAATTAAAAAATATAATACTTTATATATATAATATGGAATTAGCGATCCCTTTAATAGCATTAGGTGGTATGTATATAGTTTCAAATCAAACACCATCGAAATCATGTAATTCTGAAAATGGGAAAAAACAAAAAATAAGTCAAGAGAATTTTACAAGTATGGGTGCAAATCGAAATTATTTACCAAATACAAATACGCCTCCTCAAAATTTTCCAGTTTCAAATATTAATCAATTAGTTGACACTGTTCAAGAATATCAAAATCCAAATGCCGCAACAGATAAGTATTTTGACCAAAATTTATATCAACAAAAGGTAAGAAATAATGTACCTGTTGGACAAAATCCCCAACAAATTTATTCGATGACTGGCAATTATTTAGATTCAGAACAATTTAAACACAATAATATGGTACCTTTTAATGGTGGTAAGGTAAAGGGTAACACATATGATGTAAATATAGCAGAATCCGTTTTAGATAACATGATTGGTTCTGGTTCACAAATAATTAAGAAAATTGAGCAAGCGCCACTATTCAAACCAGAGGATAATGTACAATGGGCTTATGGAACACCCAATAACAGTGATTTTTACCAATCCCGTGTGAATCCAGGTATGAAAAATAATAATATCAAACCATTTGACAGTGTTATGGTTGGTCCTGGTTTAGACAAGGGTTATAATAGCGTAAATGGTACAGGTGGTTACAATTCAGGAATGGAGGCGCGTGATAAATGGTTGCCTTATACTGTGGACCAAATGAGAGTAGCGACAAATCCCAAATTGGAATATGAGTTAACAAATCATGAGGGTCCCGCAAATTCATATATTAAGAACGCGGCGTCGACTCAAACAATGGGTCGTGTGGAAAAACAAAGACCTGATACATTTTTTATCAATAGTCAAGATCGTTGGTTAACCACAACTGGCGCTGAAAAGGGCGAGACATTACGATCGATTCAAGAAATGGGAATAGTAAGACGTAATGATGTTGTTGTAGACTACATGGGTCCTGCTGGAGCAGCGGATAGAAAAGCAGCGTACGCTCCTGAAAATTTCGAGAAGAGTAAACGCCAAGAGTCTATGACATGTGGTGTCAATCATTCGTCGGCACAGCGTCGTGGTCCTAGTACAGACACTGATAATTTTTTGCGTAGTCACACTAATTATGAAAATAATAGATCTACTGTGAAACAACCTGATACACATAGAAGCGGATTTAGTGGCGCTGTTGGTGCGGTTATTGCTCCAATTATGGATATGTTTAGACCAACTCGTAAAGATGAAACAATACACAATGTTCGTATTTATGGTGAAGCAACATCATCTGTGCCAAGTAGTTATGTTATTAACATGAATGATACAACAACTACAACAATTAAGGAGACAACATTATACGCGCCAACATTTAACATTAATAACCAAAAAGAGGGTATGTATGTTAATAACGCTACACCTGGTGAGCAAACTCAACGTGATACAACAAGTTGTAGTTATATTGGTACATCTGGTGGCGCGGCAACTGGATATGGTGATATGAGTTATGAGGCGGCATATAAACAGCATAATAATGACATTAAATCATCAACTGTTATGAATAGACCTAACCAAGGTGGAACCCAAATATTTAATCAACAAATGCATTTAACAACTATTAAGAGTGATACCGACAGATTTGATGGTAGAGTGAATCCGGCAATATCAGTGACACCATTGCCACCATCTGCTGAAACATATGGTTCTATTAATGTGCCGCAATATTATAATGAGTGTGCAGGATGTGACCGTATTCAACCAGATATTTTGAACGCTTTT